TACACGGTAGACCTTGTTAGGGAACATCTTAGCCATACGACTAGCTACAGCGTCTCCAGCTTCATCCTTATCGACAGACAGAATGATCTGGTCAAAACTGTTAAGCCAGTCTGAGCACTTCTCCCACAGCTTCTTAGAGGGTGTAGCTGAAGGTAACGACACAACAGGGTTGATGTAGCGATGGTCCATCATCTGATAGATCGACAGAGCATCTAGTTCGCCCTCAGTGACAGTAACCTTCTTGGCACTACCAGCAGGGAACAGGTTCATACCAAACAGTTCATCACCCTTGAAGCCACCCTTAGCGTAGAAGGCTTTCTCATCAAGACGACGAACCTTAATACCACCACTAGGATATACATACTCTTGACGATCCTGATAGGTCTTAACTCCGAACTTTTCCATCGTAGGGGCTGCAATCCCACGCATACTAGCCCATTTTCCATCGTCGGGGGTCTCAGGCTTGATAGCCTTTGGTGTAAACGATGTTCTCTCAAACGACATAACTACATCTGATCCCTTCTTTGTTGGGTATTCATCCTCTGCCCAAGGGTAAGTCTCCCCCTTATGCTGCGGGTATTTAGCCTGACAAGCATGGCAGTACCCATTTCTATCTTCTGTCCAATACTTGAATGCGTCACTGCTGCTACACGACACATAAGGACATGGTTTATGGTTAAGCTCCATGCTCTCTCCTATACTTAAGTATCAATCTATAGTATTATTATAATACTCAAGATCAATACTTATGTTTAAACTTAAGTAACAGGGGACACTTGGTTATAGGAACTTTTTTCGCCGTCTCACAAGTCACAAAATGTTACAGAGCCGTATCTTAAGTTTACGCAAGGCCCTGTTCTCTCTCAACGACACAGCCTGTTGTGACATGTCATATAGGTCAGCTACTTCATCTTGTGTCTCCTCCTCAAAGTACCTGAGAATAATAATATCTGCCTCATCCTCTGTCAGATCCTCGAAGATCAATCTGGTCAGGGTCTCACCTGTGTCCTTGTTGATGAGGATTTCTTCTGCCGTGGGTAGGTAGGTTTCTACGAAGTCTTCTCCATACTCACCCCATTCACTAGCCAGAGTAGCTCTGAGAAGCTCTAGGCCCCTCTCTGAGTAGTCATCTCTGTCGTTTGTGTCGTTCCCCCTTACAATGGCCCTAGCAGCGTCTGAGGCGGGCACAGAGAGGCCATGACAGTCGAAGTTGATGTAGTCGTGCATCCTCCGTTTAGCCTCCCTGTAGAGGTTAGCTGGGTGTTCTTCAGGATTATCAGACAGCATCTCATAGACCTTCAGGACGCCCTCACTGACTAGATCATCATAATGCTGGGGTTGATTGAACCTGTATGCCAACCGTTCACACATTGTTACAAGTGTTTCAGTCTTCACCTTACTCTGTTCCTTGGTCACGTCGCTGTGCTCCTGATTGTTCTTCTTCCTGTAGCTGCCTAATTCTGACATCCAACTGTGCCTTGAATACCAAAAGGTCTACCATCGTCTGTGTCTCATTTAGCTTACGAGCTAACCCGATAGCTGACAACACTGCAAACAACGACACCCCAAGGGATGCTACTACAAGCCAATCTGCGATACCCATGTCACTTACCTTCTTCTGTATTCATAAGGGAAGACCAGCTAACAGGGAACAGGTCTCCCATCACATTGCTGATCTGATCGGCTACAATACGGCTCTCGTATTGGGTGTCAGAGGCACAACGTAGTCTACACATTGAGGCGAAGGCGTCAAGGCTTCCGCTCCACCACCACTCTGTCATGGTAGACTGAGGCAGGACCATACGGGCTTGTTCAGGTGCTACACCCTCGTCAAGCAGTTGATTGTACAGACCAAGAGACTTGTTGTTATAGTACAACAAACCAGCATTGCTATCTACAACACCCTCAGACCCCTGCTTCTTGTCAGCACTGCGTCCACGCCAGACATCAGGTACATAGAACTCCGGTTCATCGTCTACATACCTACGACTGATCTCGTTCCAGCGCAGGAACTTGTGCTTGACCAACTGCCGTGCCACGAAGATCGGTGCCTTGACATGGAAGGATGCAAAGGCATGACCGAAGGGAGACAGGTGCTTGTGCTTTGCAAGATAGCGGATCAGCTTCTGGTCCCGTTCACTGAGGACAGCGATGTAGTCCCCTGATGCTCCCCCGCTAGAGTACTCATAGTATTCCCATTCCTCAGCGTAAGACTCTTTACCGAAGGACACTCGTGCTGCATTCACGACAGACAAGTCACTGCCCATATGGTCTTTAAGAGTTGCTTTGATCATCGTCATCAGAAGACCTCTCCCAGTAGTTTGTCCCAAGCATGGTGCATGAGTTGTGTCTCAGGCTCATAATCGTATGCGGTGTAGTACTTCAGCACTCTGATGGTAGCCTTACCGTCGTGTATCAACTCATTCAGGTCAGTCTGTTGAAAGTCCTTCAGACTGCCTACGTTAAGAAGACGCTCGATCTCATCACAGATAGTCTCAAGGCTGTCTTCTAAGCCAACGATAACAAACTCTGTGAAGATGTCATCGTTACCCTCAAGCAGACGTTGTACAAGTTTCTCTTTAGCTGTTGTCATCCCCGATCCTCCCCTTTCAGTTCTGCGAGGGTGGTGCTTAGGTGCTTGCAAAATCTGCTAACCGCCCTTTTGTGTTCAGCGTCAGTCAAAATCCGCCGAACCTTTAGGCGCAAAAGGTCTGTGTGATCTCGTTGAAAGTGATCCGCTTCGCTTGGCGGGAGCTGCGGAAACTGCTCTGCGATTGTGGGAGCTGCCCACCCCAATACAACTTTCATCCCCGATCCTCCTCTGCCTTCTTGATGATCGCCTCTATCTCTGCGGGGTCGGCTGCGAGGGCGCGGATGGCTTGTGTCAAATTGAAAAATTCGCTTTCGCCTTCACCTTTTGATGCTTGCGCCGCCCTTTCCAGCGCCGCCCGCACGATGGCGTCGGGCGATGGGGTGTAGGCTTTGGGATATGGTTTTGAAAACTTCGCCCCCTCTAGCTGGGCCCCGTGAAAATCAGTAGGCTTTTCGGCTTTTGTAGGGTCAGTCATTGGTGTGGTCCTTTTCCTCATGTCCTGTCGGCATTGCCGGATTGGCGTCAATAATCTGTAGGATCAGACCCAAGTTGCGGTCTGCCCATTGCAAAGCTTCGGGGTCCATTTTCGCGATCCACTTGCGACCGGCTTCGGTGTTCCACTTGCGCCACTTGTCGATAGGATGGCGCTGACAGCCGATTTGCAAAGTGTCTGCGGTATAGCCAATTCCCCATTTGTCGATCTGCATGGTGCGGATTTCTCGCATGTTGCCGAAGCATCTCAGATCGGCACCCCAAAGATTGGCACAACGAAGGTCGGCATAACGAAGATTGGCATCCAGAAGATCGCTATTTCGAAGGTCGGCACCCCGCAGGTTGGCACCCTGAAGGTTGGCATCCTGAAGGTCGGTATGCGCAAGATCGGCACCCTCAAGATCGGTATTTCGAAGGTCGGCACCCCGCAGGTTGGCTTTCCGAAGGTTTGCATAACGAAGATTAGCATACCGAAGGTCGGCATACCAAAGGTCGGCACCCCGCAGGTTGGCACCCCGAAGATTGGCTCTTTCGCCGCCTTCTTCGTCGCGCAGCCATTTGGCGTGTTTCTCAAGAATGTCTTTGAGCTGTTCGGGCGTTAGCTTAATGCCAGCCCAAGGCGCGGTGTTCGTTGTGTCAGTCATTGGTGTGTTCCTTTCCCTCATGTCCTGTGGGCGTTGCTGGATTGGCGTCAATAATCTGTAGGATCAGACCCAAGTGTCGAACTGCATAGTGCGGATTTCTCGCATGTTGCCAAGGCACAGAAGATTGGCACCCTCAAGATCGGCATATCGAAGATCGGCTTTCCGAAGATTGGCACCCCGAAGATCGGCATCCTGAAGGTTTGCATAACGAAGGTCGGCATCCAGAATGTCGGCATCCCGAAGATCGGCTTTCCGAAGATTGGCATCCAGAAAACTGGCATACCGAAGGTCGGCATATCGAAGATCGGCATATCGAAGGCTGGCACCTCGAAGGTCGGCACCCTGAAAACTGGCATACCGAAGAGCGGCATATCGAAGAACGGCATATCGAAGATCGGCATCCTGAAGGTTTGCATAACGAAGGTCGGCATCCCGAAGGTTTGCATAACGAAGGTTCGCATCCCGAAGGTTTGCATAACGAAGGTTCACACCCCGAAGATCGGCACCCCGAAGGTTTGCATAACGAAGGTTGGCTTTCTCGCCGCCTTCTTCGTCTCGCAACCATTTGGCGTGTTTATCCAGAATATCTTTAAGCTGTTCGGGCGTCGGCTTGATACCAGCCCAAGGCGCGGTGTTTGTCGTGTCTCGTCGCTTACGCTCCTTATCTGCATCAGTATTAGCCATAGCCCTCTCCTTTGCTCTCCGACGCTCTTCATCAATCATAGGTCGTATCGTCACTTCGTTCCTTGTCATACAATTTCAACTACTTTATCTGCATAGAAGCTCTTCCATGAGCCAGACGACACCTCATAGATAGGGATCTGACCTCGTGCCTTCATAGCCTCACCCTGAGCAATTCCCTTGTCGGACCCTACGATCTTACTGGTAGGCTTGAACAGGCCATTGACTACACGGATGCTACCATCTTTCTTGATGAAGCTGACTGTGGCGAACTTAGTGCCTTTTTCTTCGATGATCTGGTGAACTGTGCTGATGTCCATGACGATTCTCCTTGTCTGTGTCTCTTGAGTATATAAGGAGTAACTACTCCGAGTCAATAGCTAGAGCAATAAATCTGATGCCCTCAAGTGCATTCTTCTCAGCCTCACAGGTAGCCTCAAGCTCTTCTGCTCGAATACCAGCAGCGATACGACCATAACGACGACCAGTATCAAGTCGAAGAATACCGTGTGGGGTAATCAAGCCTATGATATAACGATACATCTTAAGTCTCCTCAGAAGAGTGTTAAGGTTCGTTAGAACCGAGGGTAGAACACTTCGCCATTCATGTATTGATCTAGCAGGTGTTCGAGGTGCTTGTGTAGATGGTCACAGTGTCCTCCCTCCCATTCTATGTCGTCGATCTGACGTTTGGTGTTAGTGATCTCTTGTTCCATTGGCACTACGTCCTTGAGTTTGTTATCAAGCATAGTCATAGTCTTTATAGTCTCCAAGCATCTCATTGTATTCATAACCAGCGTAGTATTCTTGTACTTGCTCAGGTGTCATCTTGTCAATCTCATATCTAGTAGAAGGTTCTCCCGGTGTATAGATATAGTAGTGAGGCTTAACAGGACGCCAGTAGTAGCTGTCAGCGGCTCCCCTGTCGAAAGGACTACCGTGTGGTGCCTTAGTATCATAGTCGATGCCGTTGTAGGTAAACTTAGTCATGTTGCTACCTTTCTCTATCCAGTTGATGATTCTTTTATGAACAATTTTCTCGTCGGGGTCAACCTCAAAAATTCCCTCGTGGGGTTTTTCCTGCTCATTTCCCTCGTGGGGTAACGAGCGCAGCGAGGAGAGCTTTTCCATCGTGGGGTCTTTGGCGAACATTTCCCTCGTAGGGGGTCAGGCGAACATTTCCCTCGTGGGGTTAGTTAACACTGTCAGTTAACACTGTCAGTTAACACTGTCAGTTAACACTGTCAGTTAACACTGTCAGTTAACACTGTCA